AAACCATCTTCCCACGGTTCGCTTTTACCTTCGCCTTCCTCAAGACCTTCTGCATACATGTTATATCCACGAACGTCTTCTTTGTCTTGCATTTTCTTTATAAACTTTTCTGCGTCCGATTGGTTCTTAAAAGACTTTTTCATCTTTTTGCCATTCCACAATTCGACTGAAGCAATTACCTTTTTAGCTTCTTCGATATCTTCAGGCACACAATTGGGAACTTTCTTGTTTCCTTTTTTCTTCATGCCTACTTGTTTATATCCATCCCAACAATCTTCGGCTTGGCCAGGTGTATCTTTTTTATACGCCTTTGTCAATTCGTCAGATGGATAATCATTAGATTCTTTTTCTACAAATTCACCAAACTTTTTGCGATAAGCGAGTGTGTGTTTAGACACTTTAGTCTTTGCTCTAGCATCTCCTGGTGCGGCTTTATACGCCTTTGGATTATCATCAGACATTTTAGCTTGTTTATTAAACTGTGCAGACCTTTTATCCTTTGTTGATTTTGAAAGGTCTTTACCATAGGTTGGATTCAGCTTTTCGATAAAGTACTTTTTATCGTCTGTTGATACAACGTAATTTGATTTACGTTCTTTAATAATTATTTCTACGTCTTCAGCGTACACCTTATCACCAACATTGAAAATTTCTCCGGAAATATACTTTTCACGTTTTTCTGATATCGTTGGAAGTTGAACGTGTTTTCTAAAGTTAACCATTTCCTTTAAACCCATTCTTTTACGAAGTAGATTGAAGAGTGTCATGTCTTCGCCATACGCTTTTGGTAAACCCATTGTAAACGATTTAAAGTCTCCTTCGATTACAGCTTGTCGCATTTTAGATGCACTCATACCTGATACACCTTCAGCGTCTGGATCACGTTCGCCAGCTGATGCGATTTCGATTCCATCTTTGAAGTTATAATAACCATGACGTCCTTTAGCACCATTATATTGGTTTAAAAGCTTTTGAAATTCTTTTACTCGATCTGAGCCTACAACCATCGTGATTTTAGTAAACCCTTGATCAAATAATATTGAAGCTATGTGTAAAGCAGTCTTAGCACCTTTATCTTCAATGATACTGCGGCCGTGCTTTGGAAACATTTTGCGCATTACTTTAATTTTTTCTTTGTACTCTAAAGGATTCTTTTTAGCGTCATTAGATTGCGATGCGTAAATACGATAATCATTTCCTCTTGCAAGTGATGCGACTTTAGTAAGTAATTTTCCATGTCCTGTTGTAGGAGGATTAAACCTACCAAACGTGAAGATTACTTCTCTTTTTTTATCTTCGTTATATTCTTTAAATGATTTCATTTCTTTTTCGCTAAAGTAATTTTACGCTTGTAGGCGCCACTCGCCATTTTCTCTTCGACCTGAATAAGCGTTCTTATTTTTGATTGCAGAGGTGATTCAAGATCACTGTCTGTAATTTTTCCTATTACACTATAAAGCGCGGAGTAATTACCACGCTTAGAAAGTTTTTCGAGTTCTTTTATTTGACGCGCTACATCTTTCTTTAAACCTTCGTAATCGTATTTTGCTAAACCTACGACTACGACTGCAGGATTTTCAGGACTTGCAATAGTCTGCGGATCGTCCATTACGATATATCCAGAAACTTCTGTTTTAGTTCTAGCTTCTTTTAATATACTTATTGCTCTGTTTATCGTTCCCATCCTTTTATTACGTCTTTTGAAAAATTATTTGTTGAAAATTCTAATCGATCTACCAATTTAACTGCTCCACCTTGATTGTCAATTGCGACAAAACCTTCTGAACCAGTAACTTTAAATCCATTCTTAGTTCTAACAAAGGTGTCAATTGATTTGACCTTATCTAATTTATTTATAATGATCAATTTGGCATCAACTATTGCGTTCATAAGCTGAAACATTAGATCTAGATTTTTCTTATTATCTTTTGAAAAGAAACGCATTTCATCTTGTTGGCGTTGTAACACTGCTTCTTTTCCTTTAACACTTGACCTTTTGTCGTATTCCTTTTTGTATTTTTCGTCAAACCACTTAATCAAATCTTTTACGTGTTTCGCAGTATTCATGATACGCTCTCCTTTACGCACAAGTGTATTATTGAACGTTTCTATTTTAATTGCTAAAGCTGTATTATTTTCTAGTTCTGATAAAGTTGTTGATTTTATTTTCTGAAATATCTTACCAGCATTTGAAAGCTGTTCGGTGACTTCGTCAGTATCAACAGATGTTAAAGTAGCAGTGCCTGATAAATCTTTGTATTCAGCATCTTGATACCACACACTTGATTTCTTTTTTAATCCTTTAAGGTTAACACCAAACGAGGCTTTCATCGAAGCAAAATCTGCTCCTTTATAAGTTGTATGCCACACCACTCCTAAATTCGCTTGAGTAATTTGTTTAGCTAAATTAGATTTTGCTGGAACTGCGTAAACAATAGTGTTTGGTTGAAAGGTGATCATTTTTTCACCATCAATCGTTTCACTGCTTAAGTCACCATTCGTAAACATTACATCACCTTGAATAACATCTTTAATGCCAAGATCTTTTAATTCGTTAAATGCTACTACTAACTTTTCTGCAAGATCTCCAGAAGTGTCAGCTCTTACTTCAGCTTCTGACTTATAGACTTTAGGATCTTTATTGAAGATACCTTTTTTAGCAACAAAGAATTGTCCATCACTTGGATCGATCCCCGCAAATACTGCTGGTGCACCATCCCACTTTACTGTAACATCAGTAGATGAGTTGTTATTGCCAGCAAGCATATCTCTTAAAGAACGAAGCGCAAAAATCGCTTCCCTTGCACCTTTTACACCACCATAAATTACACGGTCTTCGATGTGTGTCATATGAGTATTCTTACCAGCTTTAGAAGCTTCTGACAAGTAATCACTAAAAGATTTTACATTCCTTGGTTCTTCAATTTCTATTACTAAGTTGGTTGAACCTGCTTTGTAAATTCTGTGGTATTCCATTTTAGAAATATTTAAAACGTCACCTTCTTCTAATTCATAAGGAATGCCATTATCCATTTGGAACATCCAACCATTTCCTTCAAGCACCGTTATAACACGATCAGCTTTATCGCGGTGCCATACGAGTTCATGCGAATCGGTGTTTGATTCAAATATGCGTGTTTTGAATCTACCGTTTGTTTTATCTGTATAAGGTTTGCTCATATTACCAAAAGAAGTTTCCTCCATCCTTTAAACCAAGTTGGGCTGCGTATCGTGGAAGATTACAGGACCAATATCCTGGTTTTGTTTTATCTTTTTTAGCAGCGCAGTTATGACGAGCCGCAAATGATTTACGAGCAGCTGGATCGCTGATCTTTGCTTTAAGACCAGATGTATCGCCAAACTGCACTTTAATTACGTTACCTTTGTCATTCTTAACATAGACATAAAATTTCTTTTTACCGCCACGCTTTGGATCGTTCAATTCTACTTCTTTACCATTATATTCTGCTTCAACTAATGGGTGATCTAAAGGTACTTCTACACCTTCATACATCGCAAGTTCACCAATGTCTGTCGACAAAAGATAATCGTCGAACTCATTTAAAAATACCGATTCTTTTAAAGTTTTTGCTTCTCTAAAAAGTTTGTAGTAGTTTTCACTATGAGGACGAAAGATATTTTGTGCTAATGGTATATCGTTTTCCTTATGAAATAAAATTGCTTTTTCTACTATGTCCATTATTTTAGAAATTTTATAAATTTTTCGTGTGTTACAGTTTGTGTTCCTTCGAAGTTAAAGGAAAATCTTCCAGAAGCATTTGTTCCTGTTCTGAATTGTGTATAGTAAATATCGTTCTCTTTAATATCGCTAACAACAAACAAATCAATGTTTATATGGTTACTGCCTTTATTAACTTGTGCATTCATACGAATACCAGAAATAGGAAATTGAACGTCCTTTAATTTTTCTTTTTTCTTTTCGACATAATCATCAGCAGATCCAAGATATTCGTATGATTTACCACCAGATTTTCCGTATACCTTATATAGAGGAAGAGATGTTTTACCAAAGTAAACTTCCTTATGCATATCAATTACAGCAGATAATATTTCGTTCGAATCAGTAGAACCAACAATTTCTTTTACCGCTCCTAACGAATATGAATTTGCTAATAGCTTTGATATAAGATCAATATTAAGCGTATCTTTTGGTTTGAATTTCGTTATTTGATCTTTTGCCTTTTGTATAAGATAGTCTTTTGAATTATATGTAGATACAATTTGGTTTGCTTTACTTTGAACTTCAGCGACTAGTTTATTGGCGTTATCGACTGATATTTTTTCTAATTTACTATTGAGACTTTGACCTTGTGCTTTCTCAATAAGCATATTGCTATTTTCAGCGTATTGTTCAAGTAAGAACATATCACCCTTATCGAGTTTAAATAGTTTTTGGTATCGTTTTAGAACTGTTTTCTTTTCGGATTTTAAAGATTTTTTTAATTTACCTTTTATCATTCCAGCAAATTTTTTAACAGCTGCCGTGACTTTAGAATATATATCTTTTATCTTCGTTGCCGCTTTATTAAAAATATCAATAATGCCTTCATTTAATTCGATTGATTCATTCACGAGATCTGTAAAATAATCATCATACGATGGTAATCCATATTTCTTAATAAGATAGGAAGTGACTTTACCAAGCTGAGCTCCAGTAGCAGACTTCTTCAATGATATTTGGTAAAATTGAATATTCGATTTCTTACCAGTAATAAGTCCTTTATCGTCAGACGTAAATTTATCGGTTTTCATTGCTTCGATGGTTTTACTCGCATCGGCAGATGAGATAATCATGTCTGCGGTGTTCGCCTTTACACCTGTTTTATTAACGTTTTCGTTATCTTCTTCAGCAGAATAATAATCATTAATTCTACCGTGAATAATATTTGGCGTGAATTTTACGAGAGGCATGAAATCTGCCATTCCAGCTATAAGACCAATCATTTCAGTAAAATTCTTTGATGTCATTGTATCTAGCTTAGAAATAAGAGTTGATTTGCCTTTCGTATCCCAATCTTGTCCATTTCCTAAAATGTTTTTTACTTCACCGATAACTTTTTCTCGATCAAGTGCATCAGCTTCAACGCCTTTATAATACACACCAAGAGCTTGAACGGTTTCAAGTGTAGAAGTATCTTTGCCCCAATTAATATCAGAACCTAGTTTTAAATTGTTGTAATAGTTATCAACCGCTTTTTCATGCCAAGCAACTGAACCTATTGAATTGCCATCAGGAGCATCAAGAATTTCAAACGCGGCCTGTAGAGGTTCTTTCTTATTTCCAAATATTAAAGCATTGCTTGGTACCTTAGTTGAATCTAATTTGCTAAATACCGGACTAGAAGGCAATTTTAATTGCGAACCTACTTTATTTTCAAACGTTGAAATTTTATCAGTCTTTAATGTAAAGAGCGATCCTGGTCCATATTTTCCAGCGCTTACAGTAGCCTCGTTGATTACACTTAAAATTTCTTTGTAATCTCTAAATGATATTAATCTAAGCATATGTCTCGATCATTCGTGTTAAGTCGCTATCCGAAATATTTACTCCTGATTTAAGAGAACCAGCCTGCATATTTAAAGCACGGGAAAGTTTACGTAAGTTTGCAGTCTGTTTAGACTTACCTTTTCGAAGTAGGTCAACTGTCTTTTTACGTGTTGCT